GATAATGCGCAAAATGAGATACAATTGGAGCATTCGGGTTCTCTGCTAAAATCGACATCGCCTTGGCCCTTAACAACTCTTTTCTGGTCTTTTCAGACGACTTCAGATATCTTACATTTGTCCACCCAGCCTTTACAATAGTCTTGTAAGGATCAATCACTGTTTGATTGGTTTCAGAATCAAAGATCTGCCCGCAAAATGAAGCTTCCGAAAACGACCTCGGGTATTCAATTTTGACAGTGAACCCAAGTGACTCATAGTCTTCTTTGGTGGGAACCCTGCCGTTTGTGAACCCCAGCAAATCGTCTCCTTCAACAACACAATCTGAGAAACCGTTCGAGTCTCTCGTCAAATACAGGAAAATCATAAGATTTGAAAACCCATTACCCAGCGATGTGCACATCTCTCCGGACATGCGAGTAGCCTGGATGAACCATCTTTCATGCTTAAAGTCGACGCAGTTGCGCCCAGAAATAGCGGCCAGAAGTTTATCGAAATCGGCTCTTGCGCGTAGATGAGAGGTCATATACCAATAAAGTTCAAACTCTATCATCATCATAGCGCGTCTTGAAAAATGCGATTCGAAAGCTGTGTAGTCTGTCGCGATTAGTCTAGCACCTTGTGATCCTTCAAACCTAGAACTCATCCAAGCAGCACGTTCTCCTGACGGAACGTGTTTAATGAAGTATTTCAACTCAAAAATCTTCTCCTCGATCCTGGAGAAAATAGGGCCCAACAATACCTTGGAATCGTCGTGCCTAGAGTAAATACCTCGTGCATGTTTAAAACTCGGATAAAATTCGTCTTTAACGAAGGCCTTCACATTGGTGCGTGCTCTCAAAGTGCAGTTGAGGCGTTCTCGAACAGCCCTCAATTGTTTCCTACGCCCTTCGGGGTAATTGGATTTGGCCAACCAGTACTCAAAGTCATCTTCTGAGTAGAGGAAGGACCCTCCTTGCAAAGTCGTTCGCACTCGTGTAGGATTCTGTAATTCTCCTCCGCATGCTCTCGATTCGGGAAGTCGAGTGGGTACTTCTCCTTGTACTCCATTACTGAGCGGCGAAAGTCTTCGCCGCAAGAAACTTCGCACGAACCGTCTGAGGCCTCTGAGACTGGGCCTATTGGTTTTGCATCTGCGACACGGAGAGTCTTTAACCATTCGATTAATTCTGCACTTGTTGTTGGGATCTTCTCCATTGGTGGATGGAGTGGCTGTTGCGTACTCGCAGCATTCACACCCGAGACTTGCTCGTGGTAAATGCCTCCCAACACGTGCTGTAACGCCAGCAATGCGAGTGCGCCCATGATCAGGATCAGGATGAGGTAGGCAAAACCCTTCACAATGTGCCCCAAGAGACACAGCAACGACCCGCCTGTACGCCGATTTGGCTTCATGCTCCCCCTTAGCACCGACAAGCTCGATGCTGCGGGATACCCGGTTGACGCCGGGCAGGGGCACTTCACCGTGTCGGTATCCAAGCAGGACAGGAAACCGT